GGGTCACTAAATTTAGACCATATTAAATACCAATTGATTTGACCAATTATTCAATCTAATTAATATATATTTTTTCACATAGTATTATGTTACAAATATTCGTCTAAGTAAAATTTAAGTATCTTAAAATTAAGGATTTGTGATGATAGAAAAATCATCAGAAGTTTGGAAAAGAGCTAGAGTATCAGTAAGATTTATGTCTGACACGCCGCCTGTAGGAATAAAAAGAGTTATACTATTCCCGACTCTGCTAACAGAGCCACCAATTACCTCCAACTCACCCCCGCCACTATCACTCGCGTAGCTAATGGTTAGCCGCGTAGAGAAGACAATGTCGGCGGATTCGTCCATCTCAAGATCGCTGATGAATGTTGTATCACCACCAAATCTGAGATTGGCTCCGTCGGTAATAAGTGCACTCGCTGCGCTCACATCAACTTGTCTGAGGGTGCCAGGCGGAACCGCTCGCCGTAGGCGAGGTGGTCCCACGAGCCATCCAAAGGAAAAGTCGTCTGCGGCTGCCTTATATATGCGAATTGCATCACCACTATCTTCGGTAGCGGATTGAGCGTTTCCGAATATATAAGCAGCAGTAGATCGGTCAGCATAAACAGAAGGCGAAACAGACGTACCACGAAGAAGAGAAATGTGAGTATTACTGAAATAGGGCAAAGTAAATTCCAAGATTCGGTTGTATATCGTGTCGATCCAATGAGTGTACGTACCTGATTTAGCTCGCAAACTACCACTTTGCAAATCAATTGCAGTACTAGTTGCAGGAGCTGAAGGTACTTGCACTATTCCTGGATCTGAAACGACTCCAATAGGACCCCCGATAGAAGCAGGATTCACTACCACTTTATACCTAACACCACCCCTATAGAATCTATATAACCAGCTTATATAGTCTACGGGAGAGATGTTGATAGCGTCAGCAGTGGAAGATGCTTGATCGGGAATTCCAAAGTAGTTCGATTGCACGCGATACGACCGAGTTAATCCTACAAAACCATTACCAACTAGACCAAATCTCCGAGTAAGAGTGCGCAAATTTTGCACATGTTCTCCAATAGATGAGGCAGAGGCATCGATGGCACTAGTTTTGGGAGACTCGAACATCTCATTAGTATTGTGCATAGTAGCATTGAAGCCAGTGTCTTGAAATTGACCCATCACTTGCGCGACAGGCAACTTTCGAGTCACATTATACACATACTTCTCGGGATGCTCGTCAAAGTCAACTTGGTCTTTACTATCCTTAAGTCTAATAGCAGAAGAGTCGTCAAACACAGGCACATTCTGATTGAAATCAGGAATCGCAAATTGAATATCATCTCCTCCAGAGACCCAAACGTTGCAATTGAGAACAGTCGCAACGTTTTCAGGACCACGGAGTTGATTGATGACCTCCACAAAAAGTGTACCAGTAGTACACTCCATGCGTTCTTCTTCGTCATAACGAGATAGTTCACAAGGCTTCCATATTGTGTTGGACACAAAAGGAATCGTGAATTCAATCTCATCTGACGTACGAAGATCTACAATTTCCGAAGAACCTTGATTAAAATCATAAGAATCTGATGTCAAACCACCGGAAGGAACAAAAGCAACACGCAATCTACCAGAATGATAAGCAGTCTTTGTTACTTGTACTTTGAACTTAAGAGAACCGCGCCAATATCGAAACATTGAAGCGATATACCCTAAAGCAGTTGATTTGTAAATTGGAGCACCATCGACAACTGTGTAATCCATAGCAGCAGGACTGACCTGTGCTTTGTACAACACAGTCGTAGGTATCGAAGAATTGGACCAGTCAAATGACGTCAGATATGATTCATGCTTGCACACGAAAGCAATATCCATCTCGTCAAGATCAGAACCAAATACATCGAATCGAGTGCCAATTTCATTTTCAACTGAAGTTCCAAGTACCAAAGAATTATCTATACCATCAGCATTAGTAAAGCCATAAGCGGGAATATTAGCATACTTATCTATAGGTTGAAGATTCATAGATTTTGACAAACCAAACACAGAAGCTACGGAAGCAGCAGCATTAGCGATCCAAGAGATAGGGTTCAAATAATTTCCGATTACAGGCAAAGAAGTACCCATAGAGGCTAGTCTACCGACCAGCGACAATGGTGCAGAAATGACTCCAGTTTGAGCTTTGAGCTCTGCTTCACCAACTTGCGCTCTAGGGACATTCCAATAGTCTGACCTCTCGAGGTCACTTAGATGTCGTCTATAGCGCCCAGGAGCAACAGGACTTGCATCAAACGTGGATGTATCAACTTCTTCTGTTGCCGCCGACAACAATTCGCGGAATTTTTGTCGAAAGCACTTTTTCTTGCAATCAGGATTACCCAAAACATATCTCTTCAGATCAGAAATAACACCAGCAAAAGAACCTAAAGCATTGGGAGCAGCGGTAGGAATTTGCAAAGAAATACACTTAAAATTAGCAAATACAGAAACGGTAGCATTACCGCTTTGGAGAGGATTAAGAACAGAAACTCTAACAGTACCCAAGTCACCGAGACCGCGCGCTAAATCATAGTGGGTATAATATGATACATACGGGATAGTAAGTTCGCCAATATTTCCTGAACCTGCGTCCAGGACGATACGAGGGAAAACGGTCTTAGCACTCATAAAGTTGTTGACATTCACACGGTCCCCAATATCTGCAGAGGTACTGAAGGGTGCGAAGTAAGCAACCAATCGTCCGGCCTGAAAGGTGTTTGCATTTACAACGAATCTGACCACGATGTGAGCGCGCAGAAATGTAAAATGGGCTATTTTATCAGCGACATTGGGAGCGTTAGAAATAATATCGTCGGGAAAATTATAAACGGCGATATTTGAATCTGGACCAGAGGTATCACTCCAATCAAAAGAACCAATTTTAACTGGTCGTTCAAGAACATCAATTATATTGTGTTCTCTCATTTCCAGTCCGGGAGCCAAAATGTCCTCGCCAGGTACCACAGGATTGGGCAGTGATGCTTCTTGGATAGCAGCATCATCCACCCACTGCGTCACCTGACGAGCATCATTTTTGGCCACGGGATCGACTGGTTCTACCAATTGGGTAACAGGGTCCATAGTAGGAGAGTTAGCATTGTCTAGCACTTGCGCGCTAGGGAGTTGAGGTGCACTACCACACAAAAAGTGTGAACATTCATTCTTCATCATCTTTAGCAACAAAACCGCGATTATTACCTACACATCCTAAAAACAACATATTTCTAACAGCAGAATAAGTATGAAGCGTGGGATATAAGTTTACAGATCTACAAGCATTGGCGATACGCTTAGTCCACAAGTCAAAAACTGTCTTATCATGCAAAGCTAATTCAACAAAAGCAGTTTCACAATTCGTCACACACAATTCTTCATGCTCAAGATCGCCCCTCACCCAATATACCATTTCTAGTACAGTTGGGAGGGACAATGGCGCATCATACCGTCCTTTTGACAATCTAAAACCGCGTTTCAAAAATTCAATCTCACTCAATTCTCTAAAAGCTCTCGTTTCATTTTTCCCTTTAGACTCATCCGTATACGTCATACCTATTTTGGCCAATGCTTCTGAAATAGAAAACTGATTGAACAGTTCAATGATCTCTTCAGCAATG